ACTTCGCTCTCATCAACTTCGAGCACTTGACCATTGCGGCGTACTTTTACTTTCATGGTGTTTACTCCTTGTGGGTTGGGTTGGGGTAACGCTTGGAGAGCGTTTTGATTCCGCACCGTAGGTGCGGAATGGTCATCGGCGGGCGAAGACTCGCCGTTGATTTCAGATTTATAGGCCGATAGCGCGGCCAGGACTTCTGTGCCCTCGGATGCGGGGACACTGACGGCTGCGGTGTGGCGGCCGGTGCAGTTAACGAAAATAGGGTGCATGACTTGCTGCTGTCCGTTTACTTCGTATTTCACTCCAGGCCAGTGTTGGCAATCTCTTGAGCGGAAGTCATTGCGACAGATGGAACACTTGATCATTTCGTAAAACCACATGATCGAGAATCGCCTTACTTTGCCTTCGGCGTAAGCAGTCATGGCTTCGCGGGTGGTCAGGCGGATGGTGTGTTTGAACAATCCGCTGTCGAGCCATGAGTTTTCGATGGAGCCGAAAAGCGCATCCAGGTCCTCGTTGTGATCCTTGACAAACGCCTGTCCTTTGAAGCTGGCTGCGAACTTGTTCCAGTCCGTTTCGAACAGGTAGCCGTTATGGTTGGGCTTGTCCGATTGGAAGACTGCCGCGTCGAACTCGATGAATTCTAGTTCGCCGCTCTCGATCTTGCGCAAGGTTTCGGCGCGGTCGGTTACGGCTAGTTCGAAGGCGTAGGCGGAGCTAAAAATTGGGGGTGGGGCTTTCTTTACTTTCATGGGTTACTCCTGTTGTCCTGGGCCTTGCGGCTCCGTGGGAAGTGGGCTGCCTGGGTTATAAGGGAAGCCGTAGAATGGCGGGGGCGGGGCTGTGGGGGCTGTGCTTGGTAATAGGATTGCGAACGGGTCGGGGCAGTCCAGGAATTCAGCTTCGTTGAATTCACCTGGTGCGGTCTCTGTTTGCATTTCATTTGGCTTCGCTGCAAAGGTGGTGTAGGTGGAGAACTCGGCCATGTAGTCGGCGCACCCGCGTGTTGCGCCGAGATCACGGAATCCAACTTCTTCGCTGATAAATACGGTGTGGCGGCCACGAACGCGGGTTTCACGCTCGACCGGATGTATCGTGAAAAGCCTGCCGATCAATCCGCCTTTTGGGTCGAAGGGTCCTTTAGGCATTTGACATCCCCCTTGTCCAGTTGCACCATTCGGGCGGCCAGGTCGTAATCCACGGCTTGATGTAGACGCGCCGGTCGGCGTCCGACCCGGCGCGCGGCCAGCCGGGGATGTGGTCGATGATGAGCATTTCTTCGAGTAGTTTCCAAGCGCCTTCGATCAAGCCGAAGACGCGCGGGCCGGTGAAGCCGTAGGCTTCTACTAAGACCGGCTTCCCGTGTAATGTGCCTTTGTGTGGGAGTTCGGGAAAGAATTCGAGTTTGTTAAGTTCGATGGCTGTTTCGAGTTTGCTCACGAACGGCCATTCCAGATGGCCGTGTTTTGGGTGGCGCTTCCAGTAATCACGCTCTTTGGTGTGACCGACCAGGCCCTGCACTGAGACGATATCTGGACGGTTCCAGGCGTTGATAGTGGGGTCTGGCTCGCTGTGGAAGTCCTGGTACGTGAGAAGCGCGAATCCGCCTTGTGTTCTGTTGACCCTGAACAGGTCGCCGCCATTGCGAAGCACGGTATGGATCTCGCCGGTCAATCCGTGATTGCCGTCGAAGTAGCCGAACTTGGGTTGGTGGAATAGGTCCCACATGAACGGTCCGAGCATGCGCTTGAACTGTTCGACCCATTCCGGGCGCTGGGCCAGGCTAACGACGATCTGGCTGGTGCGGCGTGGTTTGCCGTCGACCACCGGCCGGATGACAATCGTCTCGTTGGTCTCGCCGAGCTTGATCTTCTCGGTATGGGTGCGTGATGGGTTGTCATGTCGCGCTCGCGCGAAGCGATGCGCGCTGCCGATGTATTGGGTCACGCCGTAGTCCGGGTCGAATTCGGGCATCCGTCCGACGTTGATATACCGTTGCCCGTTGTAGTAGATCGACTCTGTCATTTGAGTATGGATTCGAAGAACAGGCCGAAGCGTTCGAGTATGGTCGGCTGCAATTCAGCCGGGGCTAGTGCGTATTGGTAGCGTTCGCCAGTGGGCCGCTCGACGACCAGAAAAGGGTCGGGTTCGAAGGTTGGCTCCGGCTCTGGTTCTGGCTGTTCGCCCTCGACCACTTCTTCTAGGTAGAACGTCCGCAGCCATTTCCCCCTCCAGGGGTTCGGGTCTTGCCCGGAGATCTGCGACCATTCCCCTGAAGTACCGACGATTTCGACGGTGCTGCCGGCGCGGATGTCTCCCCGGTTGGACTCGCCTGGGCTGGCGTAGTAAGGGGCTGTGTGGATTACGCGGTAAGTCATATGCTCACTCTTTCGAAACGATCTGGATCTGTGGGATGTTGCCGCGCGCGGAGACGATCACAACCGCGTCCAGCGTGCAGTTTTCTTCGGTAAGGACCTGCTCGATGCGCTTCGAGCAGCGTTCGATACGCTCTTTGCGTTCCTGCTCGATGAGCGCTTTCAGGTTCGGTTTCTCGACGGTTTTCTTGGTCCCATTACCCTGCCCTACGGTCGCGGGGTTGGGGGGCGCGATGGTTTTTGTTTTCATCTATAAATCGCTGCGGATTGTGTCGGTCACAGAACGGCCAGCCACTACGCCGGAAACAGTCTGCCCGCTCATCAAAGAGACAAAACGCGTCCGCAGCGTGGACAGGAATGAATTGAGCTGCGCGGCGGTGATGTTCGTACTGGCTATATCTTCATCGGTGATCGGATCATCTCCGCCTGGATCCCATTCGCGCGCGGTCTGCACGTTGAAGGCGTCTGTCCACCTGTCCTGAAACGATGCCAATTCGTTGGCTAAGTTTTGGACGTGTTGCGTAAATGCTAGTTTTTGTTCTTGATCTGCCATGTCAAATCTCCTTATGTCAGCAGGCCGAGCGCCTGCAATTTGGTTTCCAGTTCGTCCACCCTGGTTTGAAGGTTTGCGATAACGGATAATGTTGTATTGGCTTCGTCATGACTTGCAAACGCCCAGCCCGCGCCGAGCGAAACATCTACAAAATCCTGAATGGCATAATCCGGGGTTGGGGCTGTATGGGTGATGGTGGTTAGCTGGGTTGTCAGCGCCGTGGGACGCACAACAGTTGCGACTCCATAAAATCCCAGTTTCGCCACGCTTCCATCCGCTTCTATCTCGATACCAATCCGCGCCGCCGTGTCGTATGCTCTCAGACTCATCTTTGCTTTGCGTGTTGCATTCGTAGCATCGACCCAACTGGTGCTAATTAGCCCCTGCTGCTGATTCGTGCCGTCTGTGGCGGTTTCAGCCCAAAACGGCAAGCCAACACCAAATCCAGCCGCGCCGCCTGCGGACGCGGTTGACACCTGTGCCTGCAATCGCTCTACTTCCAAAACAGCATTTGTTATAGTGGTGGTATTAACAATATGTAATTTTGTAGCTGGTGTGGCGATGCCAATTCCTACATAGCTAGTCGCAGAAACAAATGATACATACGTTGTGCCGTTGGTGGCATTCCTAAAAAACACCCCATAATTGCTATCAAAATAATATGCCCCATTGCTGGCCGAGCCGGAGCTACACGTCACAATCATCTGTGCTACAAGTGCAGGTGATTCGTCATAAAATCCATATGTGATGTTAGTAGCGACTGTTGGCCGAACTGTTATGTCAGGGTCGGTTCCTCCTATCTGTAATTCCCCATCAGTGGCAATAGTCAATCCTGTTCCATTAGCGTTGAATAATTTCAGAGTACTGGTAAATGCCTGAATTTGATTAAATCCTAAAACTCCCGCCCCTGCTACGATACTAACATTTCCAATTGCAACGCCTGTGCTTCTTTCCCATGTTTGCAAATTGCTGGTCTGTGTGCTATGTCCCTGCACTCGCAATTGTATCTGGTCACTCGCACCGTCTACCATTTGTTGAGTGGTAAACACATTCGCCGTCGCCAGTAGCGCCGCCGTCCCCGTAGCCGGTACGGTCAGCGTAAAGCCGCCAAGCGCAAGCGTGCCCCCGCCTGTGATGCTGGTTGCCGCGTCCAGCGTGAGCGTCGAGCCTGCTAGATTGGCAACGCCAGTTCCGCCCAAGTTCGCAGCAAGCGGGAACGTGAGCGTTTCCTGGAAGCCGGTGTGTGCGGCGCTGGCATAGTCCAGGTTGGAAAGAAGTGCGTGGTCTGTGACACCTTCCGGTACGATTGTCCAGACTCCATCCTGTCGGCCATACAGCGAGCCGTTGCTCGGCGCATCTTGCAGGCCGCCTCCCCCGCCGCCGAGCGGCACATCTCGCAGCACGTCCATGACTACGGCGCGGATCTCTTTCGTGTCCGTGACCATTTCGAACTGGTTGGAGAGTGGGTTGAAGATGACTTTCATCAGGTTCTGGTGACACTCGTCAGCCGGTTGGCTGTGTAGGTCAGGATCAAGGTGGCGACTACCTGGCCGTTGGGTCCGCCCGCTTTGAAGGTGGCTTGTGTGAGGTGGTCGCCGGTGTAGGATAGGGTTACGTGGTCGTAGGCCACGGGAATCAGCCCGTTCATAGCGTCAAGTTTGGAAACGATCTCATGTTCGTTTTCCAGTTTGACGACGAGTGGAGTCTCGTCTTCGGGGTTGCGGACGGCTACGACTTCACGGAGCGGCATTATTTCTTGGCCTTCCTTTTCGGCTTGACGTACTCAACGTCGAGCGCTTGCGGCGGTGCTGGCTCGACCTGGTTGGTGACGTTCACGACAGGCGCAGCCTGCTCGGGGAGTTGGTTCTCGATGTTGACCGTGGGGGTCTCGACCTGGTTAGTCATGTTGACTTGTGGCGTTTCGACCTGGTTGGTGACATTCACGACAGGCGCAGCCTGCTCGGGGACCTGGTTCGTGACATGCACGTCCGGTGCTTTGACCTGGACGTTGATGTCTGGCGCGGCTTGCTCCGGGATCTGGTTCGTGACATTCACGACCGGTGCGGCTTGCTCTGGGATCTGGTTTTTGATGTTGATAACCGGTGCGGCCTGCTCGGGCATGTGGACCTGGATCGCCGGTTGTGTGATGTTGATGACCGGCGCGGCGTTCTGGCTTTCCTCCGTTGTGGTCTCATCCGGCTCACCTGGATCTGGTTCGCCGGTTGTACCTTCCGGTTCTTTTACTTTGCGCCGGATGCCTTTAGGTTGCTTGCCGTCCGTGTCGTAGTCTTTGCCCAGCATCTCGTAGAATAGGAGCAGGTAGGTCGGCTCGTCGATCATCTCTCTGTCGAACAGGTCGGCCAGGACCGGCTCGATCCGCGCGGCGGCCAGGGCCAGCGTGGAGTTGTCCCGTTCGGTCACGTCATCGGCGCGGATGGCGATACCGGCCGCCTGCAAGCGTTTCTTGCTGAAGTGGTTGCGCTTGACCACGGCGATCGTGCACAGGTAGGCCAGCGCGCGTTTCATGCTGTTTTGGCGCATTTTGAACTTGCGGAATGTGGGCGTTCCTGCCGCCTCCGCAGTGGTGCGCGTGGAGCTCTCCGGCTCGGCGATGTAGTGCAAGGGTAGCCCGATGCCTGCGGCAATGTGTTTCTTGATTGCGATGATGTCCATATTGGCGTCGAAGGATTGCATATTCGGGGAGAGCGTGCCCCATACTTCGCTCTCGTTGTTTACGACGATTGCGCCTGGTTGCGGTGGGTTGGCGTTGAGTTCGGCTTCGCGCTGCTCGCGTTGTTTCTTTTCCAGTCCCTTGACCTTCACGATGTAAACGATCAGGTTGCGCAGGTGGTTCATAATGACCCGGTCGTTGAGCAATGTAGATAGCCGTCCCAGCCATTTCAGGACGGGTGTGAGGTCTGCTTCGCCGAAGGTGGAGCCGACCGGCCGGTTGATTGGGAAGTGCAACATGAACTGGGTCTGCTCGGGGTCGAGCGGGTCGTAAGCTACGTATGGCGATGCGCTGTTGTCCTGCTGGATGTAGGCTGTTTCCTGGCGGTAGTCGTTATCGAAGGTCTGTATCTCGCTGATCTGTTCGGATGGCACGGCGCGCGCGAAGGTTGAGCCGTCGTTGGCGTCTACGCTGCATAGTAGGAACAGGTCGCCGGTTCGTGATTGCTCTGCCACCCATTCCGGGATTTGCTCATCTAGGTTATTGAGTGGGTGCTCCCAGAATTCTTTAACATAAGCCGCGGTAGGCTTGTGCAGGATAGCCGGGGCCATGCCGTCGCCAACCACGAATTCGACTATGGCATCAGTGATCCGGCGCGCGATGGGGTTGGTGCGCCAGGCGAGCAAGGTCTCGCTGATAATGGTGGCACGGTCCCAATTGTTGCGGTCGCGGAAGATGTCCCGCCCGGTGCGTGTGCCGATGATGATGGTATCGTCAGTTTCAGCCATGCTCGAGAGCCGTGCCTTTACGCGCTCTTCGACGGCCTGGTCGATGGCTGCGCGGAAGGGGTTGCGGACTCGGATTTCTCGCCCGAAGATTTTTGCCATTTAATAACCTCCGTCAATTTCTTTCTGCATGTCCCGTTGCAGGATGGTCGACTCCTGGCTGATGGTCCATTCGAGCTTGTCGAGAATGGCTACTAAGGAATCGGACATGACGAAGTCATCGTGGATGAGTTCGCCGGTCGTGTCGTTGCGCGTGCCTTCGGGCACGGACCAGCGCATGGTTTTGGCCGGGCCGGGCAGGATCTCGCTTTTGATGTTGAGATACTGCAAGTCGACAAGCGCTTGCGGCGCGCAGTCGCGGAACCGTCCGGTTTCGATCACGGCGATGTAGCCGTATCCGATCTCGGACTTGGCCTGCTGGGTAAACTTGATGGGAATCACGCGGCCTTGGAAGGCGCGGTCGAGCATGGCCCACAGTCCCTCCCCTACTCCGGTGGCGTCGATCACGAAGTAGAGCGGTCGCCAGATTTCACCCAGTGCCTTGAGTTTTCCGAACATGACCACGTGGTTCTGCCCGGTCCACGCCTGGCGGTGTACGGCCCGGTAGGTTGGGAAGGAAAGCAATTCAAGCGAAGACAGGTCGATGTCGATCACGGAAAGCGCGAGCGCATCGCGTCCGGGATTGGTGAGCGGCGCGTCCTCGTCCAGGTTCATGCGTGCTTCGTCCTGCCCGGCTACGTCGATCTGGAAGGCGTAGGCGTGACCGGGTTCGGGTAGGTCTGTGCCCGGGCGGTCACCGACCATGAGCGCCCGGCGCGCCGCGTTGAACATGCCGATCTCGGCGTCGATCTCTTCGTTGAAGTACTGTGTTTTGACAAGCGGGTGCCCCCGCCCGAGGCGCTGGATCTCGCCGTCCACGAAGCGGCCATAGGCCGGGTTGTGTTTGCGGACTTCGTCCGCGTTGTATTGGAATACTCGCCGGATGCCGTCCTGTTTCTCGGCGGCTTCCGCCGCGCGGCGTTCGCGGGAGAGCAGGCTGCCGGATGTCCAGACTGTACCCACGATCACGCGTGTGGCGTTGGTACTGGCGGCCATGGGCGAAGCCTTCTTGTCGTATACGGTTGGCGAGATGTCCTGGGCTTCGTTGACGATGAGTAGGAGTGACGCAGTCGCTCCTACGACATTGGCTTGTCCGTCACCTGACAGGAAACTAACCTTTGCCTGGCCGATCATGCGCATGAAGTCCGAGCGCTTCTTCCAGCGGTTGCGCGTGAGCACGTTGGTATTCATCCGGCTTTCCAAGCGGAAGATAGCGCGGATGGTCTGGGGTTTGTAGGTGGGATTGAATTCGACGATCTCCACGTCCTTGTTTTGGAAGCGGTGTAGCAGGTACGCCTTGAGATGGCACAGGAGTTCGTCCTTGCCTGACTGGCGTGAGATGATAACGACGATGGTCAGCCCGAGATTGTGTTTAACTGAATTCCAGATCGCCTCGATGGGTTCGACTTGGTACGGCCTGAGTTCCATTCCCCCGCCGTGCAGTGAGAAGTTGTACGGGTTGCGCTGGATGGTCTTGGCGCGTTCGGTGAGTGTGCTCATCTGATCCCGTCTTCGTCGTTGAGTTCGGCTAGCGCGTCCATGATAGCGGTCTCGACCGGCAGGTACTTGCCGATGATGAGCTGGTGCGAGCGAGCGAGAGTGGATATGGTCAGCATCACATTAGCCAGGGTGTTGACTGTCTTGAGCGCGTTTTCACTGAGTTGGGTTGTAGTCTCATCGGCTTCGATGGGCTTGAGCCCATTCTCTCCCAGCCGTTGCATGATCCGGTCGGCCACGATCCGTAAAGCGTTGATCTCGCTTTCGAGGTCGTCGTCGCCTTTTGCCAGGCGGTTCCGCTCTTTGAGTGTGAAGCGTTTGGAGTAGAAGCCGTGTTTGACTGCGTTGGTATTGCCTTTAGGCGCGGGCATGTGCTCATGGGTCCTTCGGCTTCAATTGCCCGGTTGCGCGTCCCTGTTCTGCCCGGACCTGGCTGCGCGCATCGTGCGCGGTGATGATCCCGCTCATGCGTGAGACTTCTTGCGAGACTGATTTGATCTCTTCTGCTAGTCGCCTGGCGTTCTCTGAACGTTGCTCTCGTTCTTCTCTTAGAAACTCCCTCCATTTTGTCTCGCGGTCTTCCTGGCTCTTCTCCATGCGCTTCGACCATTCCAGGATGAAGAAGACGAAGATACCGACGATGGGCAGTTGCAGAAGAAGTTGTATGGCGCTTTCGGGCATGGGACTCATCCGCCGCTTATACAGATAAAAAAAAACAGCCGGCTGCCGGCTGTCGCTCGCTCCCCTTAAAAAAGCGGCTAGACTCTCAAGGGGAGCGAGTCTAGCCAATTCGATTTTTGCACACTTGTTCTAGGCTGTCAATGTAGGTGCGCAAGGGGGGGTACGTTTGTCCTACGAATGTTTGAACGTCCGGCCCGCGTTCTTGGCGGGGGCGGGCCGGTGCTCGAACGGGAGCGGCGGGGGTTGGCCGCCGCTGTGAGAGGGCTGAGCGCGCCCTACGCGCGAAGGATCTGAGTGCGAGCGGCCACGCGAGCGCGAACTAATTGGGGGCCTGGGGTGGCTGTGCCCCCCAGCGGGGTGCAGGGGCGGAGCCCTTGCGGTCTTTCGCTGAGCGCGCCCTCGCGCGCGAAGGATCTGCGCGGCCTGCCAATGGGCGGCCTGGGCGACTGAGGGAAGGTGTCGCCGGTGCTCGTCCGGCCACCTGACCGAAGGTAGCCAGCCGAAGCCCCCCTGAGAACGCCTGCCCCCCACTTCTAGATGGGTACATTATTGGGGGGTGTGCCTGGGTGGGGGGTGTGGGGGGCGGGGTGGCAGGGGGGACTGAGGGCAGCCGCACCATTGGCGTTCTTGGCCGCGCATGATGTTGGGTGTAGAATTTTCGAAAAGGAGTCCTGCTATGAACCGAGAAGATTTAGAAAAGGGTCCGGTTGTTCGTGTCAAGGTGTGGAAGGATTTCACGGCTGCGGTTATTCGCTATTCCTTGTTTTATGAGAAAGTACTGAAAGAGTATCTATCCCCTTCTGGTGAGTGGGTGGTTATGAAGGAAGGTGAGCTACCTGGTAAAGTCCCCGAAGTGTTCCGGGAAGGGAATGAACTGTGGTGATCCTGGGGGTTCGGGGGGTACTCCCCCCGGAAGCAGAAAGGCCCGCGAGTACGCGGGCCGATGGAGCCGGCCTGTCCGCCTGAGCAAGAGTGACGGAGCTGGCTGCGCTGTTCCTGGACCGGTCACGGTGTTCCAGATCCGGTCACGCTGTTTCTAACGATGGGCGCCGGAATCGTTGATATACTTTGCTCATCCTGGCGTAGCCAGGCGCTGACCGTTGTGTCTTGCCCATCGGTCAGTTTATTTAAATGCGAACCGCCCGGGTTCGCCGGGCGGTCCTGTCTCAATGCGGGGAGCTTGACCGTTGACCGGGTCAACTCCCCTAAAATAATGTATCGATCTAAGGGGCGGGTTTCGGGCTGAGGGGGGCAGCCAGTCCCCCGCCGTGGGGAAGTGTAGCACGGGTGTTTGGGTTTGGCAATGGCGAGCCGCAAGAAAGGCATGTTGTCCTTACGTGGATGCCGTCCTGATACTCGCTCTCAAAACAGGTGTGAGCGCAGTTTTCGGGAGATTGGCAGTAGGTTGGGAGAGCTGTGGATATAGCCATAGGCGGCCAACTGGTGTTGGGCGGCTCATTTGCGTTTCTTGTTCCGATCATATGGAACTCTATTACTCAATGGCTTCTCGCAATGCGGACATGTTCGCCAAACAAAATTATTGTTGGTCTTGTGACTGTATTCGTTGAAATCTCGTTTGCAATGTTTGCAGCTATGCTTACCAGCAGACCGCAGCAGTTTGAAGGGTTCACCGTACCAATTCATCATGTCCTCCTGGGCAAGTCCCCCCAACGGTTTGCGTTACCCGCTTGGGGCAACATCGACATTATCATTTTTCGGCACGCCTGCCCCAAGTCGGGTGCACCCACGCAAGATGGCGGGCCATCATTTTTCCCGAAAGGACATGTGCCATGTCCTGAGAACGCTGTGTTAGATTTCGTGACGGATAAGCATAAGTAATTCTTCTCTGCCAAATCCGCCGCGTTCAGCCAATCTCTCTAGACTCTGGCTTTTGCCATATTGTTTCGAATACCACTCATAAGCGACTTCAGCCAACCACCAGGGAATAGTACATTCGGCGTGGCGCTCCATCTCACCGCGTTCATTGCGACGGTAATCGTGCTGGATAGGAAAAGGGCGATTATCATTCATAAGAAATCTAACTTTTAGAAATCAGCGGCGGGTTCTGTCCGTCCGCTGGATTGGCCGCTGGCCGGGGTCATCTCGCTTGTCTTCGGGTGAGCCGGGATGATCCCCTGCAAATACTTTCGGCCTTCGAAGCTGCCCTCGTGTGGGTTCGGCCAGCCTGTATTGTAGGGCCATTTTGCACAGATGGTGTTCCACTCTTTAAAGGATGGATAGACGCCGTTGCGCCAGATGATCAGCCGGTAAATGCTGCCGTCCCGGCGCAGGTTGAGATTGAGCCTGCCTGAGAGTGTAATCTTTGCCTGGTTGGGGGTGGCCGCGTCCGCGGCGGCAATCAGGTCCAGTAGGGCATCTTCGAGCGCGACCGGTTTGTATGCGTACCTGGTGTTTTTAGGTTTTGGCATCGGGTTGCTCCTTGATTTGCTGTTCGCAGATTTGCGGTGGATCTGCTGGCATGAGCAGGATCAGTTGCAGGTAGAAGCCCAGCGCGTGAGCGATGCGGGCCATCTCTCGCCCGTGTGCGTAGCATGCGCGGCTTTCGTCCTGTCCGGGCCAGGTATAGCGGTAATCGGCGGGTTGGCCGCAGGACTTGGTTTTCTCAGGCATGGTTAGTTCCTTTCTTATGTTGCTTGACCGGCTGGTCGTGCTCTCTCAACCCGCCGCGCCGGATGACCTCGGCCGTGAACGGTGCACGGCCTTTGAATTCATTGCTCAACATGCGGATGAAGTTAAACACAATTACGCTGACCGGGCCTTTGAAGCCTGGATGCCGGAGCGCCAATTGGAGCGCGCCGATAATGGAGACGGCTTGCACGGGCTTAAGTGAGATGTGGATTTGGAAGCCGACTTCTTCAAGTTGCTTGAGTTCGGCGGTGTATTGCGCTATAAATTCGGATTGGGACATGGGTCACCTACTTTCGGTTTCTTGGCTCCCGGTGTGCCGGGCAGAAATCCTGCCACGGCACGACTGGGACGAAAAATACGAGGCAAGGTGCATACTTGCATTGCTTGGACTGTCCGAGTATCAGGCTCCCGGCCTGCACTCTGGCTGGGTCGGCCAGGACCTGGACTTCGCGGGCCTCGGTGAATTCGGGCGGTTCCCCGTCCATGGCTGCGGCCAGGAGTTCTACGGCGTGGGCCAGGTGCTTGCTGGGCTGGATGGTTCCGGTCATGACTCCCTGGATGTAGCGCCAGGACCATGGTCGGTTTTGATCTGCGATCCTGGACAGCCTGCGCGCCAGGCGTTCGAAGATCATCACTTTCCCCGCGCGCGGCTGTAGGGCTTCCAGGATGTCGAAAAGGGCTTGCAGGTCTTCTGATATGGCTTTGCTCATTGCGCGATTTCTGACATACTTCTGACATCGTACAGGGCACTTAGAACGGGGGTTCCATAAGCTGCGGGATGACCTTTTTTAGTTTCTCGACTTCATCCGTAAAATCCTGTATCCACTGTCGGGATTTGTCTTTCAGGAACAAGCCCGCATCCGCGTTCATTCGGTCGATGGTCATCTTTGCCAGCCGTACTAGTTTGATGAGCTGTGTATTCTCGATCCGGTAGCGGTCGTAGTTTTCGTTCAGATCCTTGATGAGTTCGTGCTCGTCCTCCCATTGGTCGAGGGCTTCGCTGAGGTCGGCGGTGTGGCCGGTGAGTGCGAGCAAGCGCTCTTGGATGTCATCGGGTAAGTCGGCCATGGTGGCCCTCGCTTTCCGGTTCCCATTGGATCAAGTCGCCCTCGAACGGTAGGCCGTATTGCTTGCGGAAGAAGCCAAAGAAATCTTTCCACTTTTCGAAGCCGTCATTCTCGGCCAGGCGCATGATCTGGAAAAGGGTCAGGTTCTGGCCGTCCAGGATCACGCGGCCTGTCCTGATATGGATGGTCCTTGTCTTGGTGCAAGTTGCGCGGCCCAGCTTCCGGCACTGCTTGGTCCGCATGCCTGTGTACAGGTGCAATGTATCGCCTGGCTTGATCGGGATCTTTCTCTTGGGCTGGATGCTCTGGCGCTTTTCGCCGCTCTCGACTGCCGGGGCAAATTGGGATTTGAAGTTCAGGTTTGGCATGGCTATAACCTGCTTTCGACTTCCGTCCGGTCGTCGTTATAGAATCGGTCTTTGAGTGGCTCCGGGTTTTGGCGGAGCTCTCTCTTTTTCTGGTCGTAGGTCTTTTTGTCGGTGTACAGCCAGCCTTGACTTTCCAGGCTGTAGACTTCCGCGTGGACGTCCTGCCGGGTGCCGGAGATCCTGAGAATGGCGTTCATGCCGGGTTTGTGCATGTGGATGGTGACGGTGATCATTGGTTACCTCATCACTCTGGCGCAGAGCCATAGATTGAGTTCGAGTTTGTGACTATCTGCGCCGCGCATGCTCGCGCCACCGATCTGGATGACTTCGGATAGTTTGGTTAGGTCGTAGAACTGATCGATTGAGAAGTAATCGCAGACGATACGTGCTCCCCAGTTTGCTTCTGTCCATCGTTCACCCTTTTGGTTGGAAACGTCCGATGTGGCTGGATCGCATAAGTAAAATTGTTCGAGTTTTGCATAGTCGCTGATTGCTGGCAGTAGCTTGGTTTTGACGAATCTCTCTACCTTTGGGGTGGCGAGTTCGGCTGTAGGTGCAAGTGCAGTTTTCACGGTTCACACTCCTTGAGAAAATCCGAATTGACGTAGCCGGTCATCCGCGCCTGGCGTCCCTGATCGTCGATGCCGGCGCCGTTGATCTTCCACCAGTCGCCCGAATCATCCAGGATCTTGACCACCGTTCCCTCGGTCACCCACCCTATTGCCTGGGCGTGCTCGTTGGGTTCGTAGCGGACGTGCAGGGAGTCGGTGTTGACGGTGGCGCAGGCGGGGTCCGGGATTGCTGTCGATGGTGGCACCACCATCCTTGTCGGTGGTGTCGGTGGGATCGCTGTTTTGGTCCGTGCCGGACCGGCTGACGGCGTGAAACCTGCGTAGCCGGTGGAGAGACAGGCAAGTGACAGGATGGGCAGGATGAGCAAGATTAGCTTTTTCATGTAGTAGCCTCCTGAATTGGGTTGAGCGACTCCAGTAGTTTCATTCCTGCATGCTGGCAGGCGTGGTCGCACCAAACGTTATGGATGCTGACGGGGTGTCCGCGTTTTCCTATTCCCTTTATGAGTTGGTCTTTAGTGGGATGGCCGTCGAGCAAGATGTATTTGATCTCATTCCAGTACTTCAGCCGGTCGCGCTGGTCTCGGTAGAGTCTGTGCATCCAGGCTGGGATATTGTTCCACTTCCATGCCAGGAAGATGCGCCCTAGTGATACGTGGCTGTCACTGTAAACAGTTCCTTTGAAGTCATCCGGGAGCTGTGCGAAGCCGCGCAGCAGGGCTAGCATTTCGGTCTGGTTGTTTGTGATCAGCCCGCCCATTTGCAAGGTTGTGATGGTTCCGCTTCTATCGATGGTTAGTCTATCCGTCTTGATTAATCGGTAGGCGTATGTTCCGCCGATGGCTGAGGGGTTTGATCCGATCACTCCCCCATCGGCATAGAGTTCGATAATCTTGTTGCTTGAATTCCTTGAATTCATTGAGATCCTTTCTTTATAGAGATAACTCTATTTAGTCTGTAGTAAGTAGGCCCTGTGGATAAGTGGAACAACTTCCAAAAATCTACCTAAACCTACCTATTCATAGTCTAAAGTTATCCACATCTACCTGGGTACAACTTTGTCAAGTTGTACCCACCCCCTGTGGATAACTTTCTCATTTCGCATAAACCTGGGTACAACTTTGCCAAAATGGGTACAACTTTCCAACCTGGGTACAACTTTACCGGCGTGATGGAACAACTTTTTCACGTTGGCTCTTGCTCGCCTTCTTGATCACATCGGCGATCGGTATACAGGGGCTGGAGACCAATTCTGGCAATTGCTGCCATTGCTTCTGGAAGTCACTCCAGCCTGCGTCTGTGCAATACCAGGGATTGAGATACCAGATATCCAGGTCAAGCTGACGATTGACACTAAAGATAAAGCGCTCCTGCTCGCGTTCGAACTCTCCTACTCCCCATATATTCAGCTTTGGGCAGGGGATCAGCTCACCAGCTCGCTGGTACATCTTGCGCACGTTCTCAGGTAGTGCCTGGACATAGGCGTGCTTCTCGAAGTGCATCATGTAGTTGTGCCCGCGCCAGTCGTTCACATTCCACTTTTCCCGCTTCTTGTTCCTTGGCTTTCTTGTCATAGGGACTCCTGTTTAGTGGCCGCTGTTTGCCAGGATGGTGATGAATATCAGGCAAGCCAGGCTAAAGAATAAGATGGCTGCTGTAAGTTGTTCTTTTTTGATTTCCACGCTGTCTCCTTTGGGGCCATGGAGGGCGGCCACGGAACCGCCCTCCAGAGGGCCTACATGCGATTCTGTGTTCACGGTCAAAGCGTGAACACGATCACTCTAATTCGACCTGCGCTGCGCGTTCGGCCTTTCGCAGCCTGTAGGCCATGGTTTTGTGGCTTGGGGTGCAGTAGCGTTGTGCATAGATTTCAGTCTCGAAAGGCATCATGCAGTATTGGCAGGTCCAGGTGTAAATCCGGTTACCCCTTCGCTTCGGGGTCGGGACGAAAGGGGGCTTCAGCCGTGAGTTTCTTCTGGCTGAACAAGCTATCGGCTAGCTCATCTTCTTCACGTGCTTTTCCGAAGTGCCCGCGTACCTTTCTTAGGTTGGCCGGATTGAAGCGCTTGGCGATGTCGATTTCTGAGGCCTGCCGGATGGCTTCTTCGCCTTCGATGGAATCGAGAAATTCCATGCGTTTGTCGCCAATGCGCTTGAGATATGTCTGGTCAGCTTTTAACTCGTTTGCCTTGGCCTGCGCCATAGGGTCGGTGAGAAAAACCGTGCCCCAGGCTGCGAGTGTGTAGACAATCGACACGATGGAGAAGGGTTCGTACCAGGTGATCCAGGCGGGCAGGGGGGTGTTCGAGTATTCGAAGAGTAGGGCTGCAAAGGACACGACGGTGTTCAGGGCGATGATGATCATTTCGCCGTAGTACAGTCCGGTGGTGATGTTGCGGTGCAGGCCGCTGATAGCCCAATTGTGCAGGGATACGGGAAAGGCCAGCATCGAGCCGCCAATCATCAGGCCAGCCACGATCATGACGAGGCGCGAGAAATAGGCATCATTGGGAAAAGCCGTGAGCACGAAGCTGATAAACAGGGTGGTGGCGGCCAGCACGACGCCGACGTAGACGAAACCGGCCATGAACATGGCGGTGGAGCGGCCTCGCTGGAATTCGTTATTCTGTGGGTTCAAGTCTTGTTGTGACATTGGGTAGGGTCTCCTTTTGGGTAATCAGATTGAATATGGATATGGGAACCGGCTTGCGCTGGGAGCCGGGACTCCCGGCGAGCACGATCTCTTTCGCCTGGACCAGTTTTTTGTAGTAATAAAAAACCGTGTCCGAACTGGGGATATTGGTCCGCCGCATGATGTAGCGGATTGTGGGGGGCACGCCGTAGCGGGCGTAGTGTCGTTGGACTGCTGCGAGCACGGCGGTTTCACGGGGGTTCATTCGGGCCTATATGACTCCTTTCTCCCGGCGTGGTAAGCCAGGAGTGTTACTTTGGGTTCCTGTAGTTCAAGCAGGCGTTTGGCTGCGTGTAGCGCGGCCAGCCTGGCCGGGTGGGTAGTTTTGGCGATCATGGCTGCCAGTTCTTCCGGGGTATATTGCTGGGTCTGATAGCCTGGCTGCTTGATCTGTGCCTTGTTGCGTATGATTTGAATGTGGTGGAGCATGGTGTCAGTCCTTATTTGAGTATGTTGGAAATAGCCAGGATACGAACCACTGCAAGGATCAGTACTACGATCATGAAGCCAATTACCACTGCTTCGCATCCTGGTCCGCTTGCCTTGAAATGAAGGATTGGTTTTTTTTCGTTACTCATGGCATCACCTGACGATCTGTGCGATGACGGCGATTACTGAACTTCCTGCCAGAATGAGCTTGACCACTTTGCCGATGTTGATCGACTCTTGGGTTTTGCTGTCGCCGATTTCGATTTCCTCGCCAATCTTGCGGTTGTGATTGGTCGATACCTTGACTTCGGTACCGATGGGAAGGGATTTAGACATTGGTAGGGTCTCCTTTTCCCGCCGTGGCGGGACTTTGAAATAGTGTAGAATTGAGATGCAGTCGCCCGCTGGTCTCCTGTGGTAGGGTCTCTTAGCGGGTGACTGCGCGTTATGTCCCGCTGGTGCGGGACTTTGGCCGCGTTCCCGGCGCGGCTTTCTGTTATCAGGCTTGGGGGTCGTCCGAGCCTGGGATAACCTATGGAGATAAAAAAATGGAAAAGGATGTAGGTGAGTTTCTGGCTTCGCACGCTTACAGCGAAGCCACGAAGGACTCTTATCGAAGAGTCTTTGCCCGGTTATTGGCCGGTCGAGACCTGCAAGGTCTGACGGCGTCGGGGCTTGTGGAATTGGTTCAATCTCAGGGGTGGGGGAATAGTCAGCAGTGTCTTGCGGTGGCGGCTTGCCGGAAGTTTCTGCGATGGCGCTATGGCCAGAGTCATCCGGCTTTATCGGCTAAGATCAAATCCCAGCGACCGAAGCCCCAGCGGGTGCTTACTCCTGAAAAGGCGCTCGACCTTCTAATGTGGTTTGATGCGTCGAACCCGAAGGGGGCGCGTGATCTGGCTCTTGCGGCTACGCTGTTGGATACAGGCCTGCGTGTGTCTGAGGTCTGCCGGTTACAGTTGGCCGATACGGATCTCGATCGGCATGTGCTTCAAGTGGTTGTCAAAGGTGGTCAGTGGGGGATTGGGATATTCTCGGACCAGACTACTGAATACATATTGGCTTGGCTCGCGCTTCGCCGGGCGAAGCCGGGCGAAGGGGCTTTGTTCGTGAGTACGCGCTCTGGCCGTAAGTTGACAAGGGAAGGGTTGCAGAGTATTGTTAAACAGTGGGGTCGGGCTATAGGTATCAAGCTCTCTCCTCACGATTTCCGACGTTCCTATGCTACTATTGCAACGGTGTTTGGTGCTCCTAGCCGGTTGATCCAGCTTGGAGGGCGTTGGTCGTCGATAGGAATGGTTGAGCGTTATACACAGTCAGTTAGCCTGGAAGCTATCCGGCCCTACTTGCCGGTCAAAAACTTGACTGCATAAGAAGATGTTGAGGGTTCGAAACCCTTCGCCCACCCTGTACCCCTGAGAATGGGGCACTAGCTAGATTGTTAAGGTGCTACGATCACCTTTACGTCTGGCCGTACTGGAGCGGGCCGCTGGCTAGAGTGGCCCGCTTCGCGTTTAATGCCAGAATAGACTTAGGATAATGGCTGCCACGGCTGTGGCGAGTAGCCAGTCGGCCCACGAAGTGGGGCGGCTGGTCCCTTTCAAAAGGGACTTCCAAATGTTGGTTTTAATTGCTCTACGGGAGTGTATCGGGATCAAGGGGGCCTGTCTTTCGTTTCTCTTTGATGGCTTCGACGTCGGGGCGGGGGATGCGATAGGGGGAGTTCAGGGCGTCGGGGTCGAGCTTGTACGCGTTGGGGAACTTCCCTTGCTTGACCCATAGTTGGAGTGTGCGATAGGATACCCCCAGTTCTTCGGCGGCTTCTAAGGTGGATAAATGTTCTACTTGGTTCATGCCCGTATTATACGCAATGTGCGCAATGTGTCAAGGTTTTTCTAGATGCCTTGACAGTACCGTTAGTTTGTGCGATACTGCCGGCAGGAGAACCTACCACATGACAGATAAAATTCATTATCCTGGCGGCAAGGCTGGGGACGGCGTCTATCAGACGATCATCAACCAGATCCCGCCTCATGACTTATATATCGAGCCGTTTGCCGGTGGCTTTGCGATTGGCCGTCACAAGCGGCCAGCGGTCTCGAGCATCGCTATCGATGCCGATGGGCGCGCCTGTGAGACTCTGCGCGGGCTTGGCTTACCTGGTCTTACCGTCATCCATGGCGATGCGATATCACTTTTGCGGGACTCTGTTGCTCGGACCGGGAAGCAGTCAACGTTCGTCTACGCGGACCCTCCATACCTGCGGTCTGTGCGGTCGGACAAAAGCCGGATCTATGCACACGAGTTCTGGACCGATGTGCAGCACCGGGAGCTTTTGAACTTGCTCAAGTCCTTGGGCTGCATGGTCATGATCTCTGGCTATTGGTCGGAGTTGTATGCTCAAGAGCTTTCGTCCTGGCGGACCGTATCATTCAATTCGGTGGTACGGTCCGGGGCGGTTCGCCGGGAGTGGCTCTGGATGAACTATCCCGAGCCGGTTGCGTTGCATGATTACGCCTTCATGGGGGATAATTATCGGGAGCGGGAGCGGATTAAGCGTAAGATGGTCCGTTGGCGGGAACGGCTGCGGAAGATGGATGTACTGGAGAGGCGCGCGATTTTGTGGGGGTTGCAAGAAGCGGGTATAATTGAATCAGTCCCCCGGTAGTAGTTTCGACCAACCCGGTGCGCCGCCGCCTTCGGGCGGCGGCTGTGTTTTTGGGGTGGCCAGCACCGTCATTTTTGTTGGTGTCGGCGATCGTGTCATGTAGGTTGTTCCGCCGCCCGCCGCAAGGCTAGGGGCGGTGCGGCGCTGCCCATGTTCTGCCGCCTAGGGGTGGGGCGGCAATGGGCAGGCTTGACGGGACTCTCTGGCTCTAAACAGGACTGGTCACTTAAGTGGCGCGTGCCTGCTGGTGTTGCCCAGCCAATCCCGAACCCGTCAGCCAGGCCAAGACCATCCGCATGACTGTACCCACTTCCAGCCTCGACCGCGAAAGCGAAGCCCGATAGGGCTTAACGAAATATTTTGGGCATGTCGCCCTCGCCGGTTCTGGCGGTACGGTCCTAAAAAAATCCCCCGCCCATATCGGCGGGGGATTGTCTTTATTCTTGGCTCGGCTGCGGTTCCTTAGCCGGAATTGTAAGTGGGCCGATTCTCGCGCCTGGCTGGGCCTTTGCTGCGATGTCTGCGAGGATCTCGTCCTGCTGGGCCTCGGGGACTCCCTTGCGGGTCCATAGTTCGCGGAGTGCTTTCTCTGCGTCGGTCACGGCTGCTACTCCTGGACTTTCTGGTCGGTTACGTATCCTTCCAGGTGCGGATGTTCTGGTGCTGTTGGCGATATTCTGAGCACAGCCTTTCCCTTGTGCTCTCCGACCTGGATCTTGATCTTCTTTCCGACCAGCTCGCCGACCGTCTGCGCTCCGGTGGATGCTTTGAGACTCTCCACGTCCACAGCGGCGGATAGCAGGTACCCGCGCGGGAATTCTGCGCCGCTCTTGGTCTTGAAGTAAAGAACGGGCTGAACCTTGATTGCTGGCTTGTGTGTGTGCGGGTCGATGTCACGGGGATTGGGGATGGTCTCCTCCTGGGTCATGCGTGAAATTTCTACGGTTACGCTTTGGACCTTCCAGCGTTCCAGCAGGTCGGCCACTTTGAGAAAGCGGGCCGGGTGCAGGTCGTCAAGTAGGGTATTGGCGGGGATGGTGGTCATGGGTTACTCCTCTGTGATTGATTTCAAATAAGCTTCTTCCGCTGTGGTCGGGGTGGGGGTGAAGTATTGGTAATTCATGGTAGGGTGTCCTTTTTATCTTCCGGTTGCATCCGGGCATTTAAATCATCTTCTTTGATTTGTTGGAAACGGTCGCGGGCCATGTCGATCGTGGTGAAAAGACTGGCGAGCGCTTCGCGCAATTCGGCGCGTGCCTTTCGGCTGGCTTCGATCAGTTCGTCGGTGGTGAGTTGTTTAGGCATAACCGAGTTCCCCCATAATTACGGCTGTATCTACTCTGCGGGCTTGTGCTGCCGGGCGGGTGCGGGCCTCGACAAACAGCCAGACGGCCAGCCGGTGCTTGCACACGTGCCCGCTCTTGGAATCGGGGCAGGTGCAGGTCCGGGCTTTTGTGTTGACGTGGTACCATCCGGCGCCATTGCTCGCGCGAACATCGAATTCTCCCGCATTGCATCGGGCGTTATAAATCATACCGGGCTTGCTGGCAATCTCTACCGCTCGCTCTAAGCGGGCAGGATCTAGGGCGGGCCATTTGGTAAGGGCTTCTTGGGCTAAGGTTTTGAAGGTGCTCACAATTGCACCTCGCTGTAAACCGAAGCAGGCAGGCTCTCAAGTAACCAGGGTGTAGCGGTGCGGGGACTGCCGAAACTCTCGAGCACCTCGCCGGTGAAGCCGTATTGCAGGCTTACATTTCGAATGTGTTTGAAATCAACGACCAGTGACGCAAGAGAATTACGGGGTGTGATTATGGCCGTTTGGCTGGCTGCATAGGCTTCCTCGATTCGGCCTTCGTGCCAGCCGTTTGACCAAAACCAGCAAGATAGGATGATAGGGGCGGATGTGGGGTTATCGGGGGGGAACATTGGTAGGGTCTCCTTTTTTGTTTCCCTGCCCTAAGCGGGCAGGGGCTAGGGTGGGGGATTACTTGTTAGGAAAAGACAATCTAGGCAGCCAAATAACTAAAGGGCAAGGCGGATGAGATGTGACAACATAGCCAGCATGGCGGACCAGGCGCCTGGCGGCTGCGAGGCGTGCGAGGTGCTCGCGGCTTGTGCTTTGTGCTTGCATTGTGGCAATTCCACCGTAATAACTGGGCGTGACGATTACGCCAAGAATGGCAAGTGATTGATTGAGAGATGGCGAGAAATAAGTAATTGACATGGGACCTCCAAAGGATTAGATTAAGCCAGCCTGCTCGGGCTGGAACTGCCAACAACCAAAGCCAGCGAATGAGGAACGGACCCACTGGCCGGGGGTGGAAGGGATGGGAGCGGGGGGATAGGCTTGCACCCAAAAAGCAAAGACAGGGATGCCAGCCTTGACGGCCTCGCGCGCGACGGCTAAAGAGCCAGCACCAGGGGCAAAGAACACAGCAGCAGAACAACCAGCAAAGGCAGCTTTGGACCTGAGCAAATAACGGGCCTTGATGGGGACGGAAGGACCACCACCAGCAGCAACGCGAACACGAGCACCAGCGGAGCTGGCTGCTTGCACATGGCCAGGAGCCTGGGCTAATGCGGGCGCAACTGCGAAAACAACGAGAGACAATGGATAAAAACAGGCTGAAAAAGTGGCGACTTGCTGATCTGCCCCGAACTGGCAACCAACATGGATTGACGCGCCGGAAGAAATAACGGCCTGTACCACCTGGGGCACCAGCTTGGACAGGGGGAGATTGCGGGAACCACCGAAATAAACGCTTGACATGATGACCTTGACCTTTGCCCGCTTGCGGGCTTGCTTAGATTGGCGGGGCTGAAAAACGCGCAGCCCAGTTTCCACTAAGCATGGCAAAAAGGCACAAGGCGGCGCTCTTGTTCGTTGCCGCCTGGCAAGGGGCAAGCGCGTTCTCACAAAACGGCGCGGGGAGTGAACCCCATGTTCTTAGGGGTGAACGGGCACAAGCCCCCCGTGCGCGTTTTTTGTGGCGCTTGCCCCGACTGCCTGCCATGCCCGGCCCCGCCCCGGTGTGCGAGTGGTGGGCTGACTAGGAATTGCCGCGCTCTTGTTCTTTGCGGCAAGGGCACGGAGGCCGCACCCCGCGCACCCGGATACCATGTAAGGCTTGTAGCTTTAAATGCTCTTATGCCGGACGCTCGTCCGGCTTCCTTTTTTGGCGCTCGTGCGCTTGTGGCTTTTGATCTTTATCGGTTGTGGCCGGGCGCACTTAATACAAGCCCGGCCACCTGTCGGGGAGAAGTGTGGGGGCGCTTTAAATACCAGCCCCCGCATTTGTCGAAACGGTGATACTTTAGGGATGCCGTGGCGAGCCGATATGGGCGAGCCCTCCCGGCGTGTTTGCCGCCGTGCTGCGTAGTGAGTGTGGAGCCGAAGGGAGAGTAAGGAAGGCTGAATGTTCTGTTTCAGCCTGACTGAAATGACCGAAGGTGGAACACGAATGGAGCATTGGAGAGCTGCTTTAGGAAATGGGTAAAGGTATATCGAGCGGAGTTCGTATCTTCAAATCCCTTCCATACCGGCGTTGTTTTCGGGATTTCGCAGGCGTAGGCAACGCGCGCACGCGCGCGGGTGGCCGGTGCTCGTCCGGCCATGCCGGAGAACCCCGCCCCCCTGAGAGCGTTTCGACACACATTGCTAAACCCAAAGCCAGCCCCCCCGCTAGTGGGGGGCATGGCTTGGGTTTTGGGGTGGGGGGTGTGCCACGCGGCAGGGGGGCGGGGTGGGCCTGCGAAATCCCGGCGCCGGTTGTTGGGGGGCGCAGGGGAGTACTCTCCCCGCTTGTTTGAGAGGCGCGTACTCGCGCTGGCGGAGCCGGCTAGATCTTGACAAGTAAGATCTGGTCTGTTAAATTTTCAGTTATGAGAGTTTTGGTTGTTAATTGCTCGCCTGGTTACAATCTTGGTGCGAACAAGATCGCTAATTGGCATAGAGAATCGGGGAATGAAGTGGATTTCTATACAGGTGATCCTGGGATATTCTCTTATGGCTACGATCTGGTTTGTCTCTCTGTTATATTTTCTTGGCACGCCACAACTGCGCGTGACATTGCTTTGCGTGTAAAGGGGATTAGTGATGTTTGGTGTGGTGGGCCTGGTATGTTTGCTTTAGCGAACTGGTGGAAGAAAGAGACGGGTTTGGATTGCGTGCTTGGTTTAGATCAACGATTTGAACACCAGGGCGGGAATTATAAAATGACTTTTGCTAGTCGGGGTTGTCCTGTGGGTTGCTGGTTTTGTATCGTTCCGAAATTAGAAGGCAAGGAATTTACTTTAAATTGGGATTTTCAGCCTGCTCCATTTTTGTGCGATAACAATCTGAGCGCTTTACCTGTTAAATTTCAAGAGCACGTCATTAGGCGTTTTCAAGAGACTGGTACAAGGTTGCTTGATGCTAACTCTGGATTTGAGCCACGAACATTTGATGAGGGCACATATAGACGGTGGAAACCGATTATGCGCGGTCCCTGGCGTTTTGCCTTGGACATGATGAATGAGTTAGATGTTGTCTATCGAATGATGGCAATATTAAAAAATGAGCCGCGAAGTAAAAAGCGTGTGTATGTCTTGATTGGTAATGAGCCGATACAACAATGCTACGAGAGAATTGTTAAGGTGATTGAATGGGGTGGTGAGCCGCATTGTCAGCCTGTGATGTCCTTGCGAGCTTTAGACAAAAGACCAATGGTTAAATATGATTGGACTGAGCAAAAACTCTTAGATATGGCGCGTTGGGCGACTCGTTGGCTTTGGCGGAAAGTTCCGTTATCTGAGTATAGCAATCGAAAGAATGAATTGTCGTTGTTTCGGGGGGATGGGTATTGTTCTTCCCTTCCTGGTGTTTTGTAAGTAGCTTGGTTGGTGGGATGTAGTGCCGGTGAGCGGGTGATTGGCCGCTGTCCAGGCTTGGGCTTTTAGTGGTGCTTGTCCACGGTGCGCGAGAGTGGAGGGAGCGTAGGGAAACAAGGCGCGGGCCTTAGCGCGTGGGTGTTCGCGCGGCCTGCCTGTTCGTTGGGCAGGCAAGGACCTGCGCCGCAGTTGACCGGAGCGGAAGGAACGGAAGCGCAAAAAGCCGATGCCTGCGGCCTTCGCTTTCCGTGCGCTGGCGGGCCGTAGGCCGCGCACGCGCTTGGCTGTTTTATAGATCTGCGAGCCTTTATGGCGAGCTTTGCTGTTTAGGGGATCGCCCGCGCTTCACGCGCGGTTTCGCTGAGCGCGCCCTACGCGCGAAGGGACTCGGCGGGCTTTGCCGAAACGAAGTTTGCTTGCGCCGTTCGCGGTGGGCGTACCGCGGCGCAAGCCAGTCGGATGTGCGGCGCGAGCCGGGATGTTGTGAGCGACGTCCGGAGCGAATAGGCGGCGAACGGTCCGTGAGCCGGTGAGCCGACAGGCGAACTTGAGCGGAGCTCGTCGGAGCGAATAGGCGGCGAACGGTCCGTGAGCCGGTGAGCCGGTAGGCGAACTTGAGCGGAGCTCGTCGGAGCGAATAGGCGGCGAACGGTCCGTGAGCCGGTGAGCCGACAGGCGAACTTGAGCGGAGCTCGTCGGAGCGAACAGGCGGCGAACGGTCCGTGAGCCGGTGAGCCGGTAGGCGAACTTGAGCGGAGCTCGTCGGAGCGAATAGGCGGCGAACGGTCCGTGAGCCGGTGAGCCGGTAGGCGAACTTGAGCGGAGCTCGTCGGAGCGAATAGGCGGCGAACGGTCCGTGAGCCGGTG